ATCAGGATTAGCCCTAACGTCCCCTGGACGGCTTACGTTTGCTGGGTCTGCCATTAGTTAGCTCCTAAGTCATTTCTACTACTACCAGAATACCCTGCTGGGCTTCCGCTGTACCACGAAACTCGTGGCTCAATGTATACACGGTCAATGCTTACCACGTCGTCAATTGTAGGCTGGGTTCTAAACCCAAAACCTACTCTTGGTGGAAACAGCTTAATTTGTGGCAAAGGTGGTCTCACCATAGCTTGGATGTCTGCTCCAGGAATGGTCATCACCATTAGTGCCTGTTGTGTTAGGCGCTCCATATTAGAAGCCCATGGGCCATTATAGGACCACTTAGGTTGTGCGTAATCTTCTTCAGAAGGAGAGGCTGTCACCCATGGCTTGGTGTAGTCGTAACGACCATCAAAGTTATTAGGCATTTTATCGCCAAACTGGTTTTAGGTAGTTCATGGCGTTTGCTCGCTGAACGTTGATAGTTCCAGGAGAATCGGACACCATGTTTGACTTGCCATCGTTTACTAGATGAGGGGCAGGAACCAAGTGTGTAAGTGGCGATGAGCGTGGAATCTTATATACGTTTACGCCATTAACATTGGTTAGTTTGGCTCTGGACTGACGCTTTATGCCGCTTTCGTCATTAAAATCAGCAGGCCAATAATACATAGACGGCTCAATGCGTTCGCCCTTGTGCACACCCCGCTGATATGATTTCTGACCAACACGAGACTTAATGCTATCCAACAGTCGGTCATCACGACGACTGCGGATTGTGCCTAAATATCCGTCTGGATATTCGGCAGAGGGAACCCTACCTGTTCCAATACGGACAGCATCAAGTTCACCACGGGCAACAGGAACGCCCTGGCCACCCATGTTGTTATAGCCTTGTAGGCCATTACCACCTAGGGATTGCCAGTTCTGTTGAGCAGAATAGTTATTCGCTCCACCAGCCATCGTTACCTACTTACTTTATGAAACCAGGGGTTGCTGTCTCGGTTCCTGACCAGTCAACCGCACTTCCTCGGTTCCATTTACCAATTCCTAGCAACTTTTGACCAGCAACGTCACGAGACTTAAACTGGATTCCGCCTTGGCTACCCATGAGGGCCTTTGAACCACCAACGAAATGGCTTTCCGAGTTTGCGGTAGGGTCACCTAAAGATGAAACATTATGAGGTTCCACCCTATACTTGGCAAACTGTGTGCGGCTACCCATGTTGTTCATATTATAGGTATGAAGCCTGAATGCCGCTGTCAAAGTTAGGGGTTACACGTCCCTGAACTGAAGGAACAATGCGTGCATTAGCCATAGTAGGACCAGCAGCTGGGTCTAGCTGAACAAAAGTTGACTTTGGCTGCACACGGTAAGTTGCGCCAACCTTCTCAATGTTTTGGCGGTTCTGCTTGCTACCAGGATTGGTAGGGTCAGCTGCCTGGGTGTTCTTCTTAGGAACCAAAGTTCCCTGCAAAGCTGGGGCAGGAGTGGCTGCACCAATTGGAATTCTAACGCTGTTAGCTGCTGCTGCGTCTGTGTGTGCCTCGTCTGAGGTCTGGTGATAACGTGCCATGGATTTACCTGCTGACTCTGTGTAGGATGATGGGGTTCCTGAACGACGGCGCATACCGTGTCCAACGCTGTACTGAGTTGCCATTAAGACTCCTTATTACTCTATATAAGAGTAAACCTTTTTTAGCTTGCAGAAATGGCAAAAACAATGGCGCTAATTTCGCCATCACGAGATTCAATAGTGGTAAACCCTGGGCGGCAGTTGAGGACCATTCCTCTTGGGGCCACATAACCGCTAGCAATAGCGATGGCCTTTACTGCCTGGTTTACAGCACCTGCGCCAACGGCACGAATCTTAACGTGGTGGTTATCATAAATAGCGTGTGCAATTGCCGATGCAACGGATTGTGGGTTACTTCCTGCAGATACTCTGAGGAACGGTTCTTCTGTAGATGTTGCGACGATTTCTTCGTTCACGATTGTAGTCCTTTAAATACGAATTATGCGCCATCCTCGTATCAAGGGTACAGTAATTATGCGACAGCGTCTCGGTATTTTACGTCTTTTACTTGTTCTACAATAGCTTTTTCTACAGCGTCTATTTGTACTCCAGCAGCTAGTCTTCCCAGTGCGTAAGAGTCTGCGGCATTGTCGTCGTTAAACTCTACGCCCCATCGCTTATAGATTTGCATTAGCATCTCTTGTTTCTTGGCATTTCCTTTGCCAGCAGCGTACTTCTTTAGCGTCATTGGTGGAATTTGAAGAGGAGTTCGTAGGTGGTCTTGGTGGTCGTAATCTTTAAAGTAGTTCCAAAGTGTAAGTTTTACTAAGGCGGCAAGTTCTCCTAGAACCAGTGCGGAGTGACTAGCTAGTACTGTGCCTTCCATAGCAATGTCTTGAATAAAGGCATTTTGTTCTTGAATAAACTCAAGCTTTTCCGTAATCCAACCGCCAATGTCATCCAATCTCTGGACACCTCTGTATGAGGATTTATATACCCAAGTTTCATAACATTCAGGTCTATTGACATTTACTGCAGAAATGGCAAAACCAGTGAGCGACTGGTCAATACCAATCGCCACTGGCTCTCCTTGAAGGAGTCCTCCATCAAATACTTTTTCCGACAATGCGGTCCTCCACATAAGACTCAAGAGCTTCTATTGTAGAGTCATTAGTGAATGTAATCTGCTCTATATAGTTGTCAAGGTCATGTTCTGAGATATGGTCGTTAGCTGCTTCAAATCCAGGGCGAGTTACCCGCCATACTTCTCCGCCAGCATTACGTACTGCATTTGCCTCATTTTGAAAGCGGCAGTCAGCAAATACAACGTTGTCATAGTTCTCTGCCTCTTTCATTGCTAGGTCAACCCAAAAGTTTTCTCCAAACATATTGCGGCCCACCTCTGTACCTAGTCGTTGCAGATATGGGCGAATTTCTGGACTTAGAGCCTTTAGGTCTTCCCAGCCAATCCGCTTTACTGCATCTGCTAGGTGGGTTACGTGTCCACCTACATGAATTAGTGGGTTTAGACGGACTAATGCTGCCCTCATTGGGTCTGCAAAAGATAGCTTTGTGAATCCGTGAGCTTCCACAAGATAATCAGCAATCGTGTCTTTGCCCGCCCTAGCCCAACCGCTAACTGCGATAAGCATTACGCACTTTCTTTAATTAGAGATTTCCATACACGAATAGGACGTCGGTGAGATGCCCTGCGTATGGATGGAATATGGTAATCAGTAGGCTCAATGTAACCCAGCTTTGTTGCTGTGCGCATAATAGCACCCATTGCACGAGGCTCAGTTGTCTTGGTAGTCATTAGCGCCCAAACTGCGTCAGTAGTCAGTGACTCGCTACGGCGAGCAAGCTTCTCTACAACTGCGAGCGCTTCCTCTTTCCATTCAGGATTAGCACTAGCTTCGACAACATCAATTGCCTTGTCTCGTTCTTTTGCTCCAATTAAATTAGAAAACCATCCCATTATTTCTCCTAGTAATATTCTTTACGTAATGAACGCTGGTCATTAGCTCGACGGGTAATCTCACGGCTGACTAAAGACAGGTCTCGTTCGTGATTATTAAGCAGCATCTCTACTAGCTTACGGTAAGCGTACTTCTCTTCGTAGTCATTGTCAAGGTCTACAACGTCCTGATTTACGGCAATCTCAGCCTTAACTGCAGTTACTCGTTCACCTTTTACCTGAGCTCCCATGCGCTTTACTAGCATGGTGTTTTCTAGGTATTCCTTTTTCTTTAATGCAGCTCGTTCCTCTAGCTGAGCTAAAGTGAGCTGAGAAGAGATGTAGTCTGTCCAAGCAGTTAGACGAGTGAATAGTTCACCTAGTTCTTCAGAAGCAATCGCCGTGATATCCCTAGGGATAACTACCTGTTCTTCTTCGGGCTTTTGAAAAGTTAATCCCCAGCCTTCAAATTTCCTTACAGCATCCATTAGTCCTCCACGTATGGCGCACACTGCTTGCAGGTTCCCCCAGGGTTGTTAGTGCAGTCAAGTGGTGTTCCAGCTTCTACTGCCTTTACTACTTTTTCAGCACCCTCAAAAATATGACGAACAAGCTCGTAGTCACGCTTAGTAGAAAACTCTTTATAGTCCTGGTCTGCTTTTAGCTCATAAATAAAAACAATTTCATCAACTGGGTTTCCCATGCGGTGCATTAGTTCTAGGTAAACCTGGCCCTGTAGGATATGAGGACCGAATGGACGACGAACATTCTTCCATGCTTTCATGAAGTCGCCATCTGCTTCCATCATCAGGCTAGGGGCTTCGTTGCGGATAGTTCCAGGTCCGATTGACTTAATCTCAATGAGAGTATCCTCCTCAATTCCCTTAATCCAACCGTCGGTGTGACCAGCAATACGCAAGTCTTTATCAACCAAAGTTACCTCAGCGTACTCAAGATTGTGGAAGCCACAGTGCTCACACTCCCTGGGAGAAGTTCCCCAGGTAATCTTTTCACACGAAAGACACTTAAACTTTCCGTGTAAGTTGCCCATCTCGTAAAACCAATTCTGCCACTTTGCGTGGATGTAGTGGCCCTCGTCAAAAATAGACTGCAAACGTAGATTTGGCTTTTCACCAATCTTGGTGTGACCACTTAGCAGGAAGTAGGATGCACGCTTACACCAGTCTTTCTTAATGATTTCTGATGGGTGAAGAACGGTAGTACTACGGTCCCCTACAGGTCGTGCTAGCAAGTGACGTTCGATGTCTCCCAGTAGACGAGTTGGTTTTGATTTTGCTTCAAGAAATTTCTTAAGACTTGATTTAACTGGCCCCATTATTTGCCCTTCTTATTTTCCTTAAATATGTACTCTTTAAGAGTCATACTACCTTTATACTGCTTTTGCCATTTTCTAACAAGAGCATTTCTCTCTCTGTGGCTTAAGCCTCCCCAAATACCGTGTTGCTCGTCTCCGTTAATTGAGTACCACAGGCAGTTTTTTCTAACTGGACATGGGAGCAATACATCGGTTCCATTACAAAAGGTCTTTGCCTCGTCTGCAATGGTCCTGTACTGCTCCTTATCTCTAGGAGGATAAAAGATGTCTGGGTCGTCAATTTCTGAACAAGAGGCATCATCCATCCAGGAGATGTCCTGGTTGCCAAAAATATCAGTCAGATTCATGGGTCTTATTCCATAACTCTAGGAAGTCTGTCTCCATTAGGATTACGTAGTCTTCACCGTCTAGATGGATTCCGAATACTGGAAAACGCCCATCCATAATCGCTTCATTGACTATTTTTTTAAGTTCAACAGACTGTATGGTTTTCGATTTTTTCCCAGTCCATTTATGCTCGACCAATAGCCCTTCGCTTCTGACGTCGCCTTTGCGTGACCAGAAGGCCCCAGAAGCTGCCGTGGTTTGCCCTCCGATGGCTTTTGCGATTCGCTTTTCATGCTTCTGGGATTCCTTCTGACCAACACTTTTTGCCATTTAAATGGTTGCCTTTTGTACTACTTGTTCGGCTACCTGAAGACCAAATAGCTGAGGGGTAGTTACAGCCCTAGTTTTCTGGGTCTCTAGTTCACGGAGAATTTCCTTGCGTAATTCTTCTGCACCTTCTTGGCGCATCTCTTGACGTTGCTGCTCAATCATTTTCTCCATAATGGACTCTTGTTCTTCCATCATTAGTT